TAAAATAAAAATGTATTTTCTTTATATAATATATAAATTCATTTTAAAACTAATTTTCACCATTTTCTTCCAGGTAATGAAAAATATCTGTAAACAGAAGTTATCTCATAACTTGGATAAATTTGGTGAATTTAATAAAAAGTAAGTTATATAAAATAAAAATTTTTCTTTATAATATATACAATTTAAATTTTCTTAAAAACGAATTTTTAAAATTCACCAAATTTATCCAAGTTATGAAAAATCTCGTTAAAACGATTAAATCATTAGTTGGATATTTTTGGTGAATTTAGTTTTTAAAGATATAATATAGAAATTAAAAAAATTTATTTTCTCTATATTATATAAACCACTTTTGAGATAAATTCTGTTTACAGAAATTTCTCACCAAATTTATCCAAGTTATCATTTTTAAAAATTCGTTTATAAATGAATAATTAAATTTATCCAGGTAATAAATTTTAAAAACATAAATTAAATTTTTGATAAAATATCAAAAAACTAAATAATTAAAAAAGAGATAAAAATGTTAACAGTTCAAGAAATTGAATATTTTAAAAACAATAAAGATGCTATAACACCAGAACTTTTAGAAACGTTAAGATCAAAAGGAAATAAAGGTAAAAAAATTGCTTTACAAGTCTTAGATACAGAACAAGATAATGAAAAATTTTATCTTGATGCTTATGGAAATAGAATTTCTTATGACGGCGATAGAGGTCTTAAAAAAGCATATACAGATATGAAATTATCAAAAATTCACGAAATTGAACTTGAAAAATGTGCAAACGATATTTTTTATTTTATTAATAATTATATTCAAATTCAAACGAAGTCCGGTGTTACTTTTCCAGAACAAAGAGATTATCAAAAAGAATTAATCGAGATACTTAATAAACAAGAAAATGAAAATATTATTATAACTATTGGAAGACAATCAGGAAAATCAGTGACAACAGGTGAATGGCTCCTTCATGTTTTTAATTTTGAAAAAGATATTAATATGGGAATTATAGCTAATAAATTATCAATGGCTAGAGAATATCTTGATAAAGTTAAAAAAATGTTTGTTTTACTTCCAAAATGGTTACAAACTGGAATAGTAACGTGGAATAAATCTAGTATTGAAGGAGAATCTAACGTAAGAATTCTAACAGATACCCCGTCAGATGGCTCATTTCGCGGTCACTCAGTTCATTATATTATATATGATGAAAATGCTTGGATTCCTTCAGAAAAATATTATGAATCTGCTGACTCTCTAGTTCCAGCACAATCTGGTCTTTCTAAGAAAAAAATGATTTTAATTAGTACACCAAATGGAAAAAATCACTTTTATGATGTCTGGACAGATGCTTCAGAAACGTTAGAAAATTCAAAAAATGGATTTATACGATTTACGACAGATTGGAGAAATATACCAAGATTTAAAGCTGATGGAACACAATATGAACCAGATGAATTTAGAGATTATATTATTAAAAAAAATGGTTTACAATTTTGGGACCAAAACTATGCTTGCGATTTTTTAGGATCATCATCTACTTTAATTCCAGGTAAAATTATTTCAGATTTTAAAATTAAAGAAGTAGAATTTATAAGTTCACCTGGTCTTCAAATTTATTACGAACCAGAAAAAGATCATAAATATATTATCGGAGTTGATCCAGCTAAAGAAGGTCAAGATTTTTTTGCTGTTCAAATTTTTGATATAACTGATTTATATTTTAAACAAGTTGCTTGTGCTCAATTACAAGTCGATTATTTAGATATGCCAGAAATTCTAAAAGAATGGGGCGAAAAATATAATCATGCTTTAATAATTATAGAAAATAATGAAGGCGCTGGTCAATCTGTAGCTGATATGTTATATAAAGATTATGAATATGAAAATCTTTATTTTGAATTAGATAACCAAGGAAAAAAACGTAAAAAATATCCAGGATTTAGAACAACACGACTTTCAAGAGATGTAATTTTACAAACATTTAAAACATTTGCTCAAAATTCAAAACTTGAAATTTGTGATAAAAATACAATAAAAGAATTATATGATTTTAAACTTATTAATAATAAATATCAAGCTGAACCTGGAAAACATGACGATTTAGTTATGGCATGTGCTTTAGTTTTTTCTATATTTTTAACATCAAAAAACTTTGAAGACATGAAGGAAGTAATAAAGTCCATTAAATCTGAAAATTCTGAAAACGCTGATGAATTATTAATTTTTGGAAGTTTTGATGATTTTAGTGATAATGAATTTTATATTTCAGAAAATAATAAGTATAGACTTCAAGAACTTAATAGTTTTTAAATTTTGAATATTTTAAATACTTAAATTTTGAATATTTTAAATACTTAAATTTTTAAAATTCTCAAGTACTTGAATGTATTTCAAGTACTTGAATTTTTAAATATTCTAAAAATCGTAGGACCTAAATAAATTAAACTTCCAATAATAAACCAAATTACTAAATTAGTTGCTAAACCACAAATTGTTATAAAAATAATACTTAAAACAAAAATTACAAAACCAAAAGATTGAATTACATCAAGCATTTTTTAATTCTCCGTTATAAAATCGACTTCAATATCAGCTTCTTTAAACATTTCGATAGCTAAATTTCCAGATTCAGTCCAATTATCATTTGGTAAAGTATCACTTACAACTCGTTTTATTCCACATTGTATAATCGCTTTAGCACATTCGTGACAAACCGGAAGACCAGAAACATAAATTGTACAATTTCTTAATTGAGCACCATTTTCTAAAGCATTATATATCGCATTTGCTTCAGCGTGAACAATATATTTGTATTTAATTTCTCGATTATTTAATCTTTCTGGTAAATCCTCAATTCCTCTAGGAAAACCATTATAACCACAAGAAACAATTTGATTATTTGATCCAATTATAACAGCTCCAATTTTTCTTGATGGATCCTTCGACCATGTTTTAATATTTCTAGCTAAATTTAAATATTTTAAATCCCAATTTTTTTGATTTTTCATTTTTTTTAACTTTCTTTCAAAATAATCAACTGCTGATTTTAAATTTTGAGCACCATACATAAAATCAATAAGATCATATTCACTAAATTTTTCAACAAAAAGTTTCCAAAAATTTAAATCTTTTTTAAATTCTGGATATGTTTTTGAAAAAAATTCAATATATTTTTGATTATCTTTCATTTTAACTCTCTCCTGTTTAATTTTTTTATATTATATTATATAATTACTTAAAGTTTAATTAAAATTTCACCAAATTTATCCAAGTAATTAAAAATATCCAACTAATGAATTAATCGTTTATAAACGAAATAATTTCAAAACTTGGATATTTTTAATTACTTGGAATTTTTAAAATTCTAAAATGTTTAAAAATAAATAAAGTAAAAAGAGTAAAAATGTTATTAGTAGAAAAAGTAAGAGAATTTTTAAAAAGACCTTCAGATTATCCAAAAGTTGATAATGTTCCTTTAGATAAAATAACTAAAGAATTAACAAATGATGATGGTCTTTTAGCATATACAAATTTTTTCGATAATGGTTCAAATTATTATAATTATAATAATATTTCTCAACAAGAAAATGCTCAACAACAAGCAAATAAAATTTTTTCTTATAGAATGATTTCAACTTATCCTGAAGTTCAGGATGCTCTTGAGGAAATTATAAATGAAGTAATTTTTACACCATCGTTTAAAGATATGATAATAGTTGATTATAATGGTGAAAATAAAAAATTTCAAGATTTAATAAATGAAAAAATCGAAAAAATATTAAAACTATTAAATATTAAGAAAAATGCTTATGAATTTGTTAAAAGAACTTATATTGATGGACAAATGAATGTTCACGTTACTTATGATAGTAATGGTTTAAAATCTCTTAAATTATTAGACCCTTGTTATTTAATTTTTGATATTAATAAAGAAGTTTATCGTTATATTGAATTAAATTATAAAAGTATAAAAACAGTTAAAGATATAGAAATTGAGGAACTTGTTCATGCTGATTTTGGTCTAAAAGATGATAAAAATTTAAATCTTAGTTATCTCGAATATGCTTTAAAAACAGCAAATCAGCTTAAAACTCTTGAGGATTTATTAATTCCAATGAGATTTTCAAGATCAATTTCAAGACGTGTTTTTAATGTAGATATTTCAGACTTACCAAATTCAAAAGCTGAAGCATTTATGAGAAAAATACAAGAACAATTTAAATATAAAAAATTCTACAATTCAGATACTGGTGAAGTAACAAATCAGCAACATATTACGTCTTTAGTTGAGGATTATTGGTTTGGTAATAGAAATGGAAACCGTGGAACAACTGTCGATACTATAGATGAAACTGGAAATTTAGGTGAACTTGGTGATATTCTTTATTTTTATAAAAAACTTTATAAATCTATGAAGGTTCCAACATCAAGAATTCCATTTACAGAGGAAAATGGTGGTGTTTTTGATTATGAACGATCAGATTTAACAAATGAAGATATTAAATTTTTTATGTTTGTTAATAGAATAAGATTAATTTATTGTGAATTTATAAAAGATTTACTAAAACGTGAATTAATTTATACTAATGTTATAAAAGAAGATGAATGGGAAATTCTAAAATATGATATAAATCTTTATTTTAGTGGTGAAAACTTGTTTATTGAACGTATGATGTTAGCTAGTTTTAGTAAAAAATTAACAGCTTTTGGTGAAGCAAGAGATTTTGCTGGTAAAATTTTACCAGTTGAGGATATTTATAAAGAAACATTTAGATTTAATGATGATGAAATTAAAGATATTTTAACAAGAATTCAAAAAGAATCTAAAAATCCATTATATAAACAGTTTTATCAAGTTGAGGAAGAAATATAATGAGTGATATAATCCAAAATACCATAAATAAAGTAGTTGGCGAAGGTGCTCGTCCTACTAAATTTAAGTGTCAAATATTTTTACCTAAAACTTTATTAAGTAAATATGGTTTAACTTATAACGATTTAGATATTTTTGGATTTACTGGAAGTTTTCCAGGTTATACAACAGAAACATTAGATTATAAATTTAAAGGTCGAAATATTCCTTTAAAAGGAGTTCAGAATTATGAACAAAAATGGACTGCTACATTTTATAATGATGAAAATCATAAAATACGACAATTATTTTTAGATTGGATTGAAAATAATCAAAATGAACATTTTTATGAATTTAAAGAATCTGTAGAATTTAATCCAATTTTACTTCATATTTACCAAATGAATTATGAATTAGAACGTGATACAGCATTATATACTTTAGTTAATGTTTTTCCAACAAATATTTCAAGTATTGAATTAAGTTATGAAAATCTAAATCAAATTGAATCTTTTTCTGTAGAATTTTCTTATTCTCATTTTGAATATTCTATAATTGAACGTTCTGGATTAACTTCAAATGAAATTTCAAATAAAATTCAAAGTACTATTCAAAATGTTACAAATAAAGTTTTTTCAAGTATAATGAATAAAGCAAAAGAAAAATTATCACCAGTAACAGATTATATTGAAAATAAAGTTTCTGGATTATTTTCTTATGCTCAAGATAAAATGAGTGATTTTTTAGGATAGTTAATTTTTTAAATATTAAAACATTTAAATTATTAAAATATTAAAAAGTAAAGGGAAAAATGTCAAATAATGAATATTCTAAACTTAAAAAATGTATAGTAGGAAGAGATTTAGGATTTGATAAAAAATATTTTGATTTAACTTTTAAATTATTTTTTAATAAAAATCTAAAAGAAACTTATTATGGTGAAGAGTTTATAAATCAATTTACTTCAGAAATTTTAAAAGAACGAAATGATGATCTTAATAATTTAGCAAAAATTCTCGAATCGTATAATGTTAAAGTTTATAGACCAAAAACATTAGATAAAATTAAAAGAGTTATTACACCAGAATTTGAAAATATTATAACAGCAAGTTCAAACGTAAGAGATTTAACATTTATATATAATAAAACAATTTTTGAAACTTCTATTTCATTAAGAGGAAGATTTTTTGAAAATTATTTCTTAAATGATATTTTTAAAGAATTATATTTTAATGAAAATTTTAATTGGATAAAATCACCAACTTCTTTTTTAAATGATGAAAATATTGATAAATTAAACTGGGATTCAAAAAGAGATTATAAAGAAAATATACAGTTTGATATATTATTTGATGCTGCTAATATGATAAAACTTGATAACGATATAATATATAATTATTCTAGTTATAATCACTATAATGCCATTAAATGGCTCAAAATGAATATAAACGCTAATATTTACTGTATAAATTTAACAGATAATCATATAGATGGAAATATTGTTCCTATCGGAAAAGAAACTTTATTAATAAATGAAAATAATTTAAAAAATTCTATTGAGTTTTACTTACCAGAAAAATTTAAAAAATTTAAATTAATTAAAGTTCCAAAAATTGAAAAATTTAATAAAAATTTTATAGCAAGTCCTGAAGGAATGAGTATAAATGTTTTAAATCTTGATGAAAAAACTATTATAATTAATAAAGAACACGAAAAAACTCTTGGTGAAATTTTATATAAAAATGGTTTTAATGTAATTCCAATTCAATTAAGATATTGTGAAGCATTTGGTGGTGGAATTCACTGTTCTACGTTAGATTTGGAACGTGAATGATAGAAATTCCAAAAACATTTACTATTAATATAACAAATAAATGTAATTTAAGATGTAATTTTTGTTTTAATTCAGATGATTATTATAAAAATGGTTATTTTATGGATTTTGAAACATTTAAAAAGTCTTTAAATTATTTAAAAGAAAATAATATATATAATATAGATTTAACTCCAGGTGTTGGAGAATGTTTAATTCATCCAGAAATTTCAAAATTTATTAAATATGCTAAATCGTTAAATTTTAAAATAACATTAATTTCAAGTTTAAATTTAAATATTGATAATTTAATAGACGATTTAAAAGATATTGAATTATTTTGTTCTTTATATGGAAATTCTAATGACGATTATAAAAAAATAACTAAAACAGGATCATTTACTTTAGTTTATAATAATATATTAAAATTAATAAAAAATAAAATAAAATTAATTATTTTAAAAAGATTTTCTGGTGAAATTAATCAAAATTTATTAAAATTATCTAAGATAAAATTAATAGAAAT